GGGAAGAATGGGAAGAACGGTGGGAAGAATGGGAAGAATGGTGGGAAGAATGGGGGGAAGAATGGGAAAAACGGTGGGAAAAATGGCGGGAAGAACGGAGCAATAGTAGTTACGCTACCAGAAGACGCAGATGCAGCAGAATTTCCATTAGCGTTAGTTGCATAAACAGTATATGTTTGAGAAGTATTTGCTTCTTGAGAAACTACCACTGATGTTGAAGCAGTTGAATTAGTTTTTCCATCTGAAGATGTCCATGTATATCCAGTAATCGCCTTACCACCATTTGCTGGGGCGGTCCAAGAAACCGTATCTTGATCTACTCCCGCTGTTGCAGTTGGAGCACTTGGTGTTGCTGGAACAGTTGTTGCTGTCACAGAAGACGATGCTGATGAAGCAGCAGAAGTTCCTGCGGCATTTGTTGCAGTCATTGTAAAGGTATAGGAAGTATTAGATGCTAAACCTGTTACTCTAACTGGAGATGATGCGCCAGTTCCAGTAAATCCTCCAGGGGAAGATGTAACTGTAAAAGATGTTGCTGCTGGAGAAAGCGCAGGTAATGTAAAAGATACATCAACTGCTCCATCATTAAATGCACGACCTGTTCCTACATCTGTCGCACCAGTAATAGTTGGTGTTAATGGCTCCAAAAAGTCATTTGATGCTTGGGACTTTCTACCTGTCTTCTTGCCTGCTGCCATTTTATCTCCTAGTTTCTATTAAATTTTGTACTACGCTGTTAGATCGCCGTAAACGACCCAAGTGTTTGCTGCTCTCTTTAGGAGGGTAGCAGAAGACCATCTTGTTCTTAATTTCAAACCAGGTGTTGCGTTTACTGTAACTGAACCAGAAACTGGAGCAATTGTAACCTGTCCTGTGTTTGTTTGTAGAATATCAATAGTTGTTCCTACTGGATAGTTTACTGTTGAATCCAATGGAATTGTGAGAGTTGTTGCTGATGTAGAATCTACCTCAATCAACGAGTCTCTATGTGTTAATTGTGAAAGAGCATATGATGCTGTCTTTTGTACAATTGGAGTTCTTGATGGAACGCCTTCCTTTGTTTGTGTACCGTCTGAGAACACAACACCTGCAGATGGAGTTACTGTAGTTGCTTCAAGAGCGCCTACTGCAAGTGCATCAAGAGATCCTTCTCCAAATGCTACAACTGTTGAAGGCTCTGTTGCTACATCCTTAAATAACTTCCACTTAGCATCAGATACGTCTCTTACGAGGCCTGAGTGCTTTGCTGTACCGTCGTTGTAAGCAACTACTAGACCAAGGTCGACTGTGTTTGCTGCATTCTGGTGAGCAAGTTGAACCATGTTATCTTCAATTGTGATAGATGTTGCTGATGCTGAGAAGTTGGTTCCGTTAACTGTAAAGTCTCCGTCTACTACAAGGTTTCCGTCAACTTCTACGCTACCTGTAAATACTGCGCCTGCAAGAGAAGCCTTTGCATCAAGTGCTGTTTGTGTAGCAGTTGATACTGGCTTATTTGCATCTGAAGTATTATCAACATTTGCGAGGCCTACTGAAGACTTTGTAAGTGCTGCTACTGCTGTTGCTATCTTTGTATCTGCTGCTGCTCCTGCTGCTGTTATTGCGTCTGCTTCTGCATTATCCGCATATTCTTTAGTTGCAAGAAGTGCTGTATCAGCAATACCGTGTACGTTAGTTGTATCGTCGTTGTGTGTACTTACTGCATCGTCTGCATAAGTCTTTGTAGCAATTGTGTTATCAATATCAAATCTTTCGTCTACTGCGTTCCAGTCAATACCAGTTCCTGCAAGTGCTTGCTGATCTACGGTTGCTGCAGTAATTGCATTTGCTATGTCTGTTTGTGTTGCAAGAACAGAAGTATCAAGAATTCCGTGAACATTTTCTGTTAGATTTTCGTGTGCTGTTAATGCTCCAGCAGCATTGTTTGCTGCTGTCTGAACATCAGTTTGTGTAGCAAGAACGGATGTGTCAGCAATTCCATGAACCAGAGTTGTATCTGAAGCGTGTGTAGACAATGCTGAAGCAGCATCATCTGCTGCACCCTGTACGTCTGTAAGTGTTGCAAGAACAGAAGTATCTGCAATTCCATGAACCAGAGTTGTATCTGAAGCATGTGTAGATAGTGCTGAAGCAGCATCGCTTGCTGCTGCATTAACATCTGACTTCAGTGCAAGGGCTGCTGTATCTGCAATTCCATGAATCATTGTTGAGTCATTTATGTGATTTGTAAGATTTTGTCCAACTGTTGCAAAAAATTGTGGATCGCCATTAATTGCGCCTGCTAGTTCATTTAGGGTATTAAGAAGATCTGGAGCACCGTCAACAATTGCTGCGAGTTCGGCTGCATTGGCAAAGTACTGTAGTGCAGACCAGGCTGAGGAGCCGTTACCCATTTTAAATTTATTTGTATCAGTTTCAAAACCGATTTCACCTGCTGCGAGAACTGGGTTAGCAGCCGTCCATTGTGCTGCAGTTCCTCTGCGCTGTTGCATTCTTGTTGCCATTTATCTCTCCTTATGGGTTCTGCCCATGAACTTATCTTATTATAACATCAATTTTTTAATTGAAATTATCTACTACACTACCGCCATCAAACACGACTGTCCACTCTGTTGTATCTGGTCCACCTGCGTCTATTCCTATTCCAAGCGGGCTGTTAAAAGATCCACCTTCATAGAATTGAGACACGATAAATCCAGTTCCATCAATTGCGGTATCGTGAATGTGCTGCGGAAGATTATTTGTATCATCAATAGTTGCTTGGGTATACCAAGTACCATTGTAATAGAAGTTAACTCGATTTGTTAGAGTATCTAACCACTGAGTTCCATTAGTTGGGGATGAAGGAGCAGTTGAGCCTACAGCCATAGATCCTGTTAGGGAGTCTACATACTCCTTGGTTGCTGCATGTGAAGCAAGAGTTGGTGCCCCTACTGTTACTGCGCCTCCGAATGTACCGCCGTTAGTTACGGCTAATCCATTCTTTACCTTGAAGTCTTTATCGACTGTTGCCATTTACTGCTCCTTCTTCCAACTATTTATTTTTTTTACTTCAAAAGAGTTCCGATAACAGCAACTGTTGAGTTGTTGTTAAGGGTTGCGACACGAAGACGAACATCGTTGCCAGAAACATCTGCTGAAACTGATCCAAGATCACCGTTTGTTCCAACCATTGCGTATTCTGTGATTGCGATATTATCTGATGTGTCAAGTGTCAAGATAACTTTTGAAACCTCTGTATGAGATCCGTTAGCAATCTTAACAAGGAATTCGGCAGAACGATAGTTTGCCTTGGCCCATGAAACTGCTGTGTTTGTGCTTGCAGTAGGAACAGATGCTTCTGCTGCTACCTGCTTTGCTACAGAGGCAATCTCTACTGCAGGGAAATCTGGAGTTACTGCTTCAAGAGCAGAAACTGCACGAGCATCTGTGAAGTAAAGGTTTGTTCCTTCTACAAGGTCAGTTGTTGTAGAATCTGCAACACCGTTTTCTGCGGTAATTGTAAGATTGTTTGATCCGTCCTTTGTGATTACAATGTTTGTCTTTGTTGCATTTGCAAGAAGCGTTGCTGCTTCTGCCTTTGCACGAGCATCAGTGTAATAAAGGTTTGAACCTTCTGCTACATCGTCTGTATCAAGTGCTGCAATAGTTCCATTTATTGTTGAAGCAAGTCCATCTGCATATGTCTTAGCATCTGCTTCTGCTGTGTCAGCGTATGACTGATAAGCAGTTGTAATTGCTGTCTCACGAGTATCTGTATATGCTTTTGCGTCAACTTCAGCCTGATCTGCATATGCATTAGCATCTGCCTCTGCTGCATCAACATATTGCTTTGTTGCTGCACCAAGGTTTGCTGATGGATCTGCTGAAAGGACAAGAAGTCCAGTCATTGTATCGCCAGCCTTAGAAACCTTTTCTCCTACTGAAGTAGCGAGGTTTGCTGCAAAGTTGGCGTCATCGCCAATTGCTGCAGCCAATTCGTTGAGTGTATCAAGAAGTGCTGGTGCAGAATCTACAAGATCTGCAACCTTTTGATCAGCATAAGCCTTTGCGTCTGATTCTGCTGTATCTGCATATGATTGATATGCTGTTGTAATAGCAGTCTCACGAGTATCTGTGTAAGCCTTTGCATCTGCTTCTGCAGTATCTGCATAAGACTTAAGAGAAGCATCAAGTGAAGAAATTTCTCCATCTGTGTAATCATTTGCATCTTCAAGTGCTGCGTTAGCCTTTGAAGTAGCATCTGCTGCTGCGTCTGCAATTGCTTCTCCCTTAGCGGTAGCAACTTCTGCATCTGTTGCAAATGAACCATTTAGGGTTGTAGAAATTTGTACATTTTGTGTACCATTAAAATTAACTTGACCAGTTACATCACCAGTAAGTTCAATTGTGCGAGAAGCCTCAAGCGCTGTTGCTGTATCTGCATTACCAGTTACATCACCAACGAGGTCTGCTGTTACTACTCCCGCTGCAAAGTTGCCAGAAGCATCACGCTTTACAACCTTGTTTGCTTCGTTTTCTGAGGTGGCTGTTCCACCAATTAAATTGACGATATAGTTTTGATCGTCTGTCTTCTTTGTAAGAACGTCAAAATTGTTTACTGTTGCTGTTGTGCCTTCGACAATGAGACCATTCTTTACTTTAAAGTCTTTTGTTACTGTTGCCATTTTTTTATCTCCTTAGTTATGCCTTAAGTCCAATTCGTGCATAACGAACTGTGACTGGCTTAATCGCAGGATCTGGAGTAACCGTTAAGGATACTGTATTTCCAGCCCTGGAGACGCTAATGGTGCCAATATTCCCATCATTGTCTATCGTGCCATACTCAGAGACGTTTACATTTGTACCGTCTACAAGTATGGTCAACTCTGTTGCGTAGAATTTATTGTCCCCTGCTGTTGTCTTAGCAATAGAAACAATATATTTAATCATTCGCCATTCTGTGGCGTCAAAATTATCAATTACTGTGGCATTTTCAATACCAGAAATTGTATTTTCATTATTACCCATTGAACCAAGGTCGGTTGAACGGGCTGAGGCAGAATCAATTAAGTCCTCATAGTCTTGCTGCGTGGGGCGATCCCCAGTCTCAAACTTTGTCTTTAGATTAGGTATTGATATCTTGGCCATGGTGATATTATAACTCCTTTTTATTATAAAATATAATTGCTATATCCTATAATTTGCAACGGTATTGGGGGTGGATTATTCTTAGAATACCCAAACACGCTAACATTAATAAACTGAACACGAAAAGGCAAAACCTCTTCTATTTTTGCTTTTGGTTGTATATAGTTAATTCTGACATATTTTTTGTCTAACTCTTTTATTTGAGCATGTGCTACTTTGTGAGTTGTATTATAGACTTGTTCACTTATTGGAAGTAAATTTTGATTGATCATTGTGTAACATCTTCAAGGATAACCATAGAACCTTTGGCTACCGTCCAGACTCTTCCCTCAGACAAAAGTTCTGTGAGTTGAATATCAAAGATATCTCCTGTCTCTAAAAGTTCTGATTGTGAAGATGTTAGGTTTACCGTGAAACTTCCTTCTGTGTCTTGAAATTCAATTGGCTCTGGCAATAATGTAACAATTACATCATCAGTTGATGGACGATAAATATCCATCTTAATTTCCCAGTCTTCTAAATATAATGGCTCTCTTGCATCATTTGTTACATATACTCTAAATGCTGCAGAGTCTCCTCTAACTACCGTCCAACGTACCTCTGGTGGTGCTGCGCCAAGAGCGTAAGAATCTGTGGGTTGATTTCTGAAGGTAGCCATAATTGTATTATATCACGACAACCCGTCTTTAAGGGCTCCCCATGTTCCGTTTCCTTTTGTCTGAACAACAATCATACCGCCATTTGGTTTTGTTGCTTGGATTGCAACTACGCCAACATATCTTGCTGGTCCAGTTGAGGGTCTTCCTCCAATAATGTTTCCAGTTTCGTTTATATAAATTTTTGTTCCAGCAGGACCAAACTCAGTTGTGTTAATTTGTATAATTCCAGATACTACAGCGATTCCATCTCCACCATTTGCACCTGCAGGAAGCATGTCTGCTTGCAATAAACCAAGGATTGGGAAATTTGGATTGTGATCAACACTTGATGGATTATATCTTTGCACAAGTGGTTTTAATTTTCCATCATGTGAAATGCTACCAGAAATAAACACTGGTGTTCCTGCGGGTAGTGTAAGAGAAGAACTTGCATTTCTTACAGGAGAAGCAACACTTGTCATTCCAAGCGGTGGAAGAATATTGTTCAAAGCATCAACTAATACTTTAAAATCTCCGTGTACATTAACGGGATCTGAAGCAAGCGGGTACTTCATAGTAGGATAATTAGATGAACCTTGTGGCATAATCTTTATTATACCACCCTATCAAGTTGACTTTTGACATAATTTTGTGTTATACTAGGTAGTAACACCTACCAAGGTGTTATTGTTTTCTAAGGAGGAAACTATGATTAAATTTATCGAAAGAAACAAAGAGATCATTAGCACACTCAGTATATTGGCTTTAGTAGTGACTTTATCGAATGCTGCTAATGCTGAAGAAATAACAACTAAGAACAATTTAAGTACTGAACAGGCTCAGAAGACAGAAGATACCTCGAAAGAGGTTTTTTTGGTTTCTAAGGCTAAAAAATTAGAGAGTTTTGAAAATAAAACTTCTCTTACAGATATTGAACTAAAGCAACTCCTACACCTTGTTGGTTTTAGGGGTCAAGACTTGGTTGTAGCCTGGGCTATCGCCAAGAAGGAATCTAATGGTCGCCCACTTGCATTTAATGGCAACCATAAGACTGGAGACTCTTCTTATGGGGTCTTTCAAATTAATATGATTGATAACTTGGGTCCAGACCGTAGAACTAGGTTTGATTTGGACTCTAATGCTGAACTATTCAATCCCGTAAAAAATGCAGAAATTGCATACTATATGTCACAAGGTGGTGACGACTGGTCTTCTTGGAAAGGCATTACTCCAAGAACTAAAGAGTGGATGAAGAAATTTCCACGTAACTAATTTATAACAATTTGTCTCAGTTCTTGATGGTTATACATCCAATGCGGTGTGTTTCCATCAAAGAACTGGACATCAACTTCTTCAAACTTATCATTTCTTCCATATATAGATTGACGATCCATTACTGGACTGTAGATTTTTGCCGTTGGGGATAGAAAACAAGCCCACCAACTAAAACTACTGTTTGCACGAAAAACAGTTCTAGCAAAATAAATCTTTAAAAAATCTTCAAGCCAATCAAATATTTTATCTTCTTTATAAGTTGATCCTACTGGATAAGACCAGCCAAACCTTTCTGATTTTGGTCTATCCTTATGCCATTTATTTATATAATCATCAGACACCCAAATTATTTTTTCTGGATCAAATCCTCTTTGTTTAAAAGCATTTAAATACGAATTCATAGAAATTACCGAATAGCCTTGAACATTATTCTTATTAAAATCTGGATTAGAGATATCGTCTCTTCTCAAATGAGCCAAATCATATGTTCCTTGAAGCGCTGACCAATATTTATAAGATTCAGTATTTTTTACTTCATCAGAAAACTCAAACACATCTAGCAAATGATTTTTTAACATTGGATAATAAATATCGTTTCCATAAGCACAAACGCTATCAAAATATACTGGATAATCATACTTTAAATAATTTTCTGGGCTTTGCTCTGGATTAATTAATTTAATATTTTTAAAAGAATTATCTAGTACATTTTTAATTCTGTCTGGATTATTTGCACCAGGAAAACTCTGATTAAGTTCAAACCTAACATTATCGTTTTCCAATACTCTGTGGTGTTGATTTTTAAATAGTCTGGTTCCTTCCCAATCAGACGGCAACAAAAACTCAGTTCCAGTTACCCTAGAATATGTTGCTCCGTAGGCATATTGATGCATTCTGTTGCCAAACCTGCCATGCCAATGGGATAGGAGGATAAAACTCATGAACTAATTATATCTTAGTCTTTATCCAATTATATGTTTTTGTAATACCATCTTTTAATGATATAGAATAGTCCCATTGAAGTTTTTCTCTGACTAGATCGTTATTTGAGTTTCTGCCACGAACACCAGTTGGACCATCTACATGCTTTTTACTTAAAGTCTTGCTCTCAACTGATGAGGCAATGTCAACAAGATCATTTATAGTTACCATTTCTTCGGATCCAATATTGACTGGACCAGTAAAATCAGACTTCATTAGTCTTCTTGTTGCCTCTATGCATTCGTCTATATACAGAAATGAACGAGTTTGCTCTCCATCCCCCCAAATTTCTATAGAGTCTGTTCCAATAATAACTTTTCTACAAATTGCTGCAGGAGCCTTTTCTCTACCGCCGTTCCATGTTCCTTCTGGGCCATAGATATTATGATATCTTGCAACTGCAACTGGAATATTGTAGTTTTTGTTAAATGCTAAGAACAGTCTCTCGCTAAATAATTTTTCCCATCCGTACTCGCTGTCAGGATTTGCTGGGTATGCATCTGATTCTTTAAGTCCAGGATTATCTGTAGACTCTTGAATATGGGAGGGATACATGCATGCAGAACTACTGTAAAAAATTTTTGTTTTGTTTACATTATTTTTTTGATTTAATCTTAGTTGTGCTCTTAATAAGTTAAGATTAATCAATGCAGAATTTTCCATTATGTTTGCATCATTTTCACCTGTAAAAATATATCCTGCTCCGCCCATATCTGCAGCAAACTGATATATCTCATCAAAAGTATCTATAAACTTTGGTGCCAAGTCTACATAAAAATTTCCCTGATATCCTTTAAATTGAATTACTTTTTCCATATTAGAATATTCAGAAAGATCTCTAATTATAAACTCATCTGCTTTTGTTTCAGAAAATTCTGGATTTTTTATATCAACTCCACGAACCCAGTATCCTTCCGACTTAAGTCTTTTGACCATGTGGGATCCTATAAACCCCCCTGCACCAAAAACTAAAGCAGTCTTCATTATCTTAGCCAACTCACAACAGAATACCTTGTTCCTTCTTGTACTGGAAGAACGGAGTGATTATATACATAAGTTGATGGGAAAATAACCATTTGGTTTGCCTTTGGTTTTAGAGTAACATTAAATCTTGGGAAAAACAGTTCTCCTCCAGAGTAATTGTCATTTATGTAATAAAGGGTAGATATTCTTCTATGATATTCTGGATGATCGTCTATATGATTAACAAATTTTTGACCAACTCCGTATTTTAAAATACCATAAACATCATGCCATGTTGTAAATATTCCATAATTGTTTTTATAATCATTTTCTAATGGACCAAAACTTTCTAAAAAAATATTAGACAAACTATTTTGAAATGCATCTATTAGATTTGTATGATCATTTACTATGGTATCAGAATAACGAATTCCAATCTTCATTGTATCTCTTTTGGTTTGATCTGTTTGTTCCACATCACCATTTTCTTTTCTTCCAGAATAAACACCTGCCAAACTCCATTGAATATTTGCAGACTTCATTCCTTCCTCTATATCATCAACTAGCGTTTCTGAGTCTTTTATAACATTATCATAAATCATAATTCCTGGAGCAATTTCATTTTTTATCATATTACCACTTTCCTAATGGACAGGTTGCTGCCTGTAATTTAGTCTTAACAGCCATAAAGCAGCCACACTTTTTGCACTGTTTTGTTAATTTGATCAATTCTGGACATGACTGACAAATAGAGTATCTATTTACGGCTATTTCAGAAGAGGCCCACTCAGTTGTTGGATTAACCAAATCCCAAGGTCTGGTTTCTCCTAAATTTTCTTTATATTTTTGCCAGGCAGATTTTTCATTCATGAAAAAATCACCCTTCTATAAAATTAGTTCCATCCCATTTCCAACCTAAATTAACATTCAGATCAGACGGAATTTCAATAAATGTTGGTTGAGAACTAAGTCCAGCGATTATTCTTTCTCCTGCTTCGCCATCTTCTCCTTGATACTCGCTATCAATTACAAATATTGTAAAAATATCTCCATCAACAATTCCTGCAAACTTTTTAATTGACATAACTACCTCCCTTTAAATAAAGTATACCATAATCAAAGCAAATTAGTAAGCGCAACTAGATCCAGTCCAGAATCCACCACTATTTACACAGGATGTACAGTTACTGCATGCCACCGATGTTGCTGTATATTCTGGGCAGGCAGCACATTGATTTGCTGGTGTCGGAGTTGGGCTAGGTGTAGGCGTTGGAGTTGGGGTAGGCGTTGGCGTTGGGGTTGGAGTTGGAGTTGGGGTAGGAGTTGGAGTTGGGGTAGGAGTAGGTGTTGGGGTTGGTGATGGCGTTGGTGTAAAAGTTGGGAAGAACGGGAAGGACGGTGGGAAGAACGGGAAGGACGGGAAGAATGGTGGTGCAGGTGTAGGTGTCGGAGTTGTCCATGGTGTTGTCGAGCATTCTCCAAATGTTGTTGAATAATAATATCCGCAAGCCTGGCATTGAGACTGGTTATAGGCCCATGCATTGTCTGGGCTACATGTTGGTGTCGGAGTCGGTGTCGGAGTTGGTGTCGGAGTTGGTGTTGGTGTTGGTGTTGGTGTTGGTGTTGGTGTTGGGGTACAAGGAACACTCTGGAAGTATTCTCCACAACTTCCATTTGCATAAACACCAATTCTACTTCCATTAGAACATGGAGAATCCCAAGCAATAAATGTTCCAGAAGGTGGGCACGTTGAAGTTGGAGTAGGTGTTGGAGTTGGTGTAGGGGTAGGTGTAGGGGTAGGTGTTGGAGTTGGTGTTGTCCATGGTATTGTTGAACATTCACCAAATGTTGTTGAGTAGTAATATCCGCAAGCCTGGCATTGAGACTGGTTATATAAATATGCATTGTCTGGTACGCAACTAGAGGTTGGTGTTGGGGTAGGTGTTGGGGTAGGTGTTGAGCATCCAAGGCCTATATAAAACTTAATAGAACTTGTTGATCCATCAGAACACTTATACCATGCTTCTTGATAATTACTACATCCTGAGCAAGATCCATCTGGACAGGATCCACTATAAACTCCACCTAGAGTTTGTCCATATTGAGATCCACAGGAAACTGTTGTAGTTGGAGTAGGAGTTGTTGGGGTTGGTGTTGGTGTTGGAGTTGTCGGTGTTGGAGTTGGGGTAGATCCACAATTTGCTGCCGATACTGAAGGCGTGTTTGAATTTCCTGGAGCACAGTTCCAACCACTTCCAACCTCACCTAAAGCGGTGTGGTACTGTAGTGCTTGTGAGCAAGTTCTTGTGTCGTCAAAATTAGGTCCCATAACTGTTCCTGGATCATATCCTGCTCCAACATTAGCACAATATGTATACCAAACTCCAGAAGTTCCTGGAGTAACACATGGAGTTGTTCCAGCACCGCCACTACCTCCACAAGAACTTACGTTAGTTGCAAGACAGTTTCCAAATCCAAGGAATGTTCCAGTCCCTGGTGCTGCTTCAACACAAACTTGGTATGAGCCATCGGAGCATGTTTTTCTTGTTCCTTGGAAAATTCCTTCATAAGAGTCCTCACCATTACATGTTGGAATTGTTACTGTATATGCTTCACATGGTCCACAGGTGACTGTTTCTGTTGGTGTAGGAGTTGTTGGGGTTGGAGTTGGTGTTGTTGGGGTTGGAGTAGGAGTTGTTGGGGTTGGTGTTGTTGGGGTTGGAGTAGGAGTTGTTGGGGTTGGAGTAGGCGTTGGGGTTGGAGTAGGCGTTGGGGTTGGTGTTGGTGTTGGTGTTGGAGTTGGAGTAGGCGTTGGTGTTGGTGTTGGAGTTGGAGTTGGAGTTGTAGGCGTTGCCACACCTTCATAGATATCTCCGTATAAAACCCACGAGTCGGTATCTACTTTTATTAATGTTGCTTTGCCGTATTCTGCATCAATCCATTTTTGATTATTTTTACTATTTACCATTACTCCGCTTGCTGGGCTAAATAATGTTCTTCCATAATTAAACTGTATAAAATTATATTGATATCCTATAGGAATTTGTACAGAGGTATTGTTTGGAACAGTTACAGTCACTGTTACTGGTGGATTTGGGTCACCAGGAATTGGAGATATAACTGGTCCTGAATATGAAAGCAATATAGTTTTTGCAACATCACCAAGTTCTAATGTAAAATTATTATCTTTTGTTATTACTGTATTTATATTTGCAATTCTTGGCTCAAGATCAAACTGTTCATCAACAGAATTCCAATCAATACCATTTCCTGCAAGGGCTGGGTATCCTCCAGTAGCACCACTTATTGCATTAGTTATTGCTGTATTAACAAATGATTGCGTTGCTAAATCTGCTGTATTTGATATACCGTGGACATCTGTGGTATCTGAGTTGTGTGCTGAAATTGCTGCATTTCTATTTACTATTTCTGCAGCATCTGCATCTACAAGATTTTGAAGGTGTTTTGCAATTGACGGGGTAACAAGATTATTGGGGTTTGTATTTGCCCCATCATAAACATATGATCCATAGTGATATAGTCTTAAGGCTGCCTGAATGTCGGCTGCGTCTGAAAGACCTGGAATTTTAGTATTGAAGAGTCCACTACCGTTGACGGTATTATCGATATTCTCTTCTGCCACTATAAATCACCTCTCGCCATTATACCACTGTAATAAACAAATGAACACGCTTAGGACCAGCCATTGGCTGCCAGGCGTTATCAATATATTCTACACCCTTTATTTCAAGTGGTAATGCCAAAAACCCCTGGCTGGTAATTAAATCTTTTATTATAAGATTTGTAGCCAAAGGCCCAGAGGAATCTGATGACGATATGGAATACTGAACATTAAAAACCTGAGATGTTGCAGATGTGATACCAGAAGAGCCGTATATCTCTGCTACATTTATTGGGGGTACTGTAAGTGTTCCATTAACAGCAGTAACATCTTTAATAGATGAATAATAGTTTGTTTTTAAACTAACAAGTGGTGTCCACTGTAATGAACCTCCACTAGAAACTTTTTGAAAAACTGTTTTATACGTTGTAGATGCTGGCTGATAATCTATAGCAATATCTAGGGCCTGGGTATCTTGAACAATTGTAGAAGCAACATTTGCATCTCTGGGGTCTCCAAGTACTCCAATAATTATGCTACCACGATCTCCTTGTGGGCCAATATCTAGGTCTAAACTTATGCTTTCTGGACCACCAAAAATTGTTAAATCGTCATTAGATAAAAGTATATCTGCCATTATGCACCTGGCTGAGTAGCAGAAGTAGCACCAGTAACCTGATCTGTAACAGTTATTGTACCTGTAAGTAAGGTTTGAACAACTTCATATTGACCACTTCCTGGTAATCCTGCTGGCTTTCTAACTTCGACGTCATAAACATATTCTGTTCCCGCAACCAATTGATTTCCCTCTGCTGGTCTAATTGCACATTGAACAAAGGTATTATCATCCGATACTCTAGCAAAACATTTAATTGGAACTGCTGGCTGTACAACTCCATTAACGGTCCTTGTTGCACCACGAAATTCTGCAATAGTAAACTGTGCACTATCGTATGGTGCTGTAGTATCCGTTACATCATCTGGGTTATTTGCAAAATTAGTTGGCACATAAAATTGGCTTAAGTCAAAAACCGTACCATCATTCTTTTTAGGATAGATACGAAACTCAAAGGTGTCACCCTTATAATAGTTAAAGTCATAGGTCGATGGAAATGCCATGCAATTATTATACCACGCTGACGTAGATAGAATTCATAATTACGGATGAGTCGTAGTCGGTTCTAATTTGAGGCACCGCTCCAGAATTCCACATAGCGTCATCCTCTATAAAGAAGTGCTGCGTGACATACATATTATAGACATACTGATATTTTAGGGATGCCACGAACTGCGAAATTTCGGTGGTAGATTTAGGGAAAAACGTCCTCATCCAAACCTCTGTATTGTTAGACTCAGTAGTGAGTTCAAAGTTATAGGTTACGAATACCTGTGATCCAACCTTAAGGCCATGGAAGTTAAGCATTCTTTGTTCTGCATTCCAGAGGCTGGTACATCCTTCTGGCAGGTATTTTTCATTTGTATTGCTACCCTTGGAATCTACCCAAACCTTTACCCATCCATCATCTCCATAATTGACACCAAGGTTTATAGGTTTTCTATTTAAGTTAAAGTAAGAAGCCCATCCTGCTTGTTGTCCAGAAGAAGACAAGGAACTTAGTCCGTCTTTTCCAGGAGTTCCTCTTTCTCCTTTTGGTCCTGGTAACCCATCTTTACCTGCAGGGCCTTGCGGTCCAGGCATACCAGCAGGTCCAACTGGACCCATAGGACCAGGGACAGGAACATAATTAATTAATACATCGGTATTTGTTGTCTGTGTTTCTACAACCTGCGCTGCGTAACTTGATTTTTTGCTTGTGGGAAAGTCCATGGATTTAGAAACTGGCATGTAGACATTATCTCACATTATTCAGAAATATAAGAAAAGGACATATGGAACTTATCATCAGTAGATGCATTAAACGGAACATTTTTTGTCATTGGAACATCTTCTGAAGATCCAGCATGCTGCCAAAGAGTCATTATAGAACTTGATGGAGTTAAATGCCCTTTTAAACTATAGTGTTTTAAATTTGGCAGGGTATCATGAGCAGACCCACCATAAACATCTGTGTGATACTTAGAAGCAAACGGAAGTGTTAAAGAATACTGACCAGTTCCAAAGTTTGTAACATTAGTATACAAAACATCTATTTGAACAATTACTAAATTACCAATTTTTACATAAGAACCAGTTGCTGGAGAGTTTGTAAATGTTAATCCTGTACCAGACCAAACTGGATTATAAGAATTAATTTTTGTAGTAAGCCCACCTACATCACCAAATGCGGGATGCGTAAATCTTGCCATTAGTTCTGACTCTCTAGACCAGTCTGAATTATTGCTAGATTCATTGATGTTGAGCCTATAGCATACAACGCATCAAAACTTGGAAGTTCAAAAGAGATTGAGTGGTTTGGCATAATCCTAAAACCATAATTTGTTGAAGAAAGATTTTCATTACCTCCAACATAAATATATCCTGTATCATTTACGTTTTGTAGAGTTATATCCATACCACCATGCTTACCGTTTGGAGTAAGTCTTACTGGTGTTACACTTGTTAATGCTACGATAGAATGTTGTGCCATTATGATGCTGTCCTATATGTTCCAGAAATTCTTAACCTACTTGCTCCTAGTCCAGTTTGTATATTTGCTGGTTGTGTAAAATCTTTTGGATAAACAGAAGTAACTGCTCTAAGTTCTCCTGGTGAATAGCCAGCATATTGAGATTGAGAAACAGTGTGAAGATATACGTAAGTATTGCCACCATATTGCTCAAGTTGTCCAAATACTATATTTTGTCCACCATCATTAGCAGTTCTTTCAGCAACGTCTTCTGCAAGTGAAGAGTCATGTATCATACCAGTAAAAGAAAGATTTGTAGATGAAGAATTATGCATACTTCCAGAAGAATGAACTGGGAATGGAAGTTTAAATTGCCAGTGTGGCCACAAAATAGTGCCATTATTGTCTATTGGTGTTCCCCAATCTGAAACATGTCCCAAATTAACACTTAAGTCAAAATATACCAACTCACCAATTTTGTAGTAATCAGCAAGCACATCGTATGTGCTGGTTGTTAAAGAACTTAGTTCAAAAAAATCATGACCCCAACTTCCTGAAGTTGGAGTTATTTCGCTTGAAGATCCTTCTGCGTCAGCACCCTTTGCTGCAATTAAATCAAATTTTGTAGTATCAGTTGGAAGTGTTCCTACAGTTGTAGTTGCTTTTGTATAATATAGTTGTCCTTGATAAGTTACTAAATCTCCAACTGCATAGGAAGCGTTTGATTGCCATGCACCGTTATAGTGCCATAGGGCATCTGCACCTGCTGGTCCAGTTGCACCGATTGGTCCCTGTGGTCCTTGTGCGCCAGTTGCACCAGCGTCTCCTTTTTGTCCTTCTGCGCCTGGCATAGGAACAATCTTAATAACTGCCATTATAGTGTACCCCCTGGTGTAACGTCACCTAAAACTTGTATTGTGCCTATAACTGGAGTCCAAACAATATCTTCAATTTCTTCTGGAATAATTACCTGCAAATCAAAAGGTAGTTGAGCCACGACTGAAGAATATTTTGATCCCCAATTTTTTGTAACAGAAGGATAAGCAGTAATGTCGACAAATCCTTCACCAGGTTCACAATCTAAGGCATCTAGGACATTTCCAGATTGATCATAAGCGGTTGCTCTAAAAATCCATCCAGTTGTATCATAAAAATCTATTTCGTTAGACTCGTAGAATTCCACACGAAGGGTTCCTGTATCTCCTCTAACAACGCTCCACTGCATAGTGACAGGATCTGCACCAAAAGCAAGGGTATTGTGAATAGGCATACTGCGATTATACCATAAAAATTGACTAATACCAAGGCTGGTGGGTATGAGACAAACCAAGGTATTAGCCAACAATAAAATTATACCATAAAGGACAAAACGGACATCTAGATAAAAGTTTACCAAATTGTTACAATACCAAATGTCCGATTTGTCATGTTATGTCTTTTATGCCAGGATTGGGATGGTGTATACTTTAATATATATAAAGAAAAAGAATATCTTTATAGTTTTAAAAACTATCTTATATATTATATATAGTATATAGGGAAATTATTATTTTCGCAAAGAGTTTTATAGTTTATTATCTTACCATTAAAACTAACATGCCTATTTATATCAAAAGACGTTTTATGCACTTCTGAGTGAGAAAAATATTTATTATTAAAATATATAAGATTTTCATTGTCTTGTGCTATTTTTGAAAATGTATAGTTTTCTGGAAAACCGAAACCAAGTTTTGGAACATCTTCTATTTTTATATCCTTAAACTGTAAAATCAAAGAGTCTATTATTGACTTTATTATTTTACTATTTTTAATTGCTCCAAAATTTGAATTATTAATTCCAGAGTGCTGAAATCCTTTCGAAGAACATATAAGTTCTTCTCCTTTGTAGCCTTTGCCTATTGAGTACTCTATTGTCTCTAAGCATATAGAATCCATATCAGCGTAGAATCCTCCGTGTGTGTATATAGCAATTAATCTCCAGATATCTGATTTATGAATATTATCCAATTCTATGTAGCAACTGTATAAAAAATCATTATATTTTTTTACAGTTTCGCATCTTTCTTCAGCGTCAACATAACTGTGTTCCCAGCCAGGATTTAGGTTTTTCCATGTACCTATTATATTTTTTTGAAATGCTGGCAAATCGTTATATTTTTTTTCGTGAGTTTGCCAAATAATTTTTGGTATCATTATGCTACTTAGACTTAGAAATATGCTCAATTAAAATCTTGTACATTTCGTCAAGTTTCTTTTCTTGACGTTCTCTAGATCTTGCAGATTCTTCTTTTTGTTCGTTCAAACCATTTTCAAGTCGTGAAACTGCATCTCTAAGGCTGGATCCCGAATTCGGCTTAAGTTCGACTAGATAATGTTTTACTAGCCACTTGATTGCTAGGGCAACTGATGATACAATTGTTAGGATGGCGACAATTAATGCTGCCCAATCTTGAATTGTCATAACTGAAATATTATAAGGGGTATATTTAATAAAAATGAAAACGGACATACTTAGCACACTAGAGCATTCTCGAAATCTAATAATATCCCCAGATATGGATGGCTTTATGTCCGCAAAATTATTGGAGCGTTTTAACGGTTCGCAAATAGTCGGTTCGTATGACAAGAATCTTTTATGTCTCGCCGACGGGATAGATCCAGAAGATTGCCTGTTCCTGGACTGCGACATGAATAGATATAACTTTGTTTCGCTCGGAAATCACATGCGCTTACTAGAAGATAGTATGTCATATAAGTCTTTCAATCCGAATGTACACTTCGGCGTAACGACATATAGCGACAAGTTTCCTTTCGCAACCGCTTTTTTGATTTCGTTCGCAACAGAGGTTCAAACCTCCAATACAGACCTAACACGCATGGCTTTTGCTGACTCAACTCTCAAGAACATGGAGAAGTACAGCAACAACATGCGAAACTGGTCTGATAGGATGGATCACCCTGCAGTTCGGTACATAATGGACAATTCGGACATTGCAAGAGCAAATGATGCACAGGCAAGGTTTGACTATGTTGATCAATCTTTCACCTCAAAACGGTATGGCAAGGAACGATATCTGAATACCCTAAATAGGGCCCTAGAAGCGCAGGGGATGAAGTTTCAAACCTTAACTAGGGGTAACAAATACCTTTGCGACAAAGTGGGCCTAAACACCCTTACAAGGTATAATAAGGATATAATTTCATATGCGGAAATATTCACAGGAGAATATAGCGTAACATATGACCAGGAGATAGAGTGGAGATAAAGTTTTATTGTCAGGACGCCAGAAAACCTTTTTTGGAGCCAGATAGCGTAGATTTGTTTTTGACACACCCACCTTTTTTAAATAGACTAGTGGCTGAGTATGGTGGAGATTTGTCTAGTCAAATACAAAATTCTGATACCGTCGAAAATTTTGCCAAATCGATTTCTGATTTTGTCGGCAATATGGAAACTGCTTTGAAGGATAGTGGGGCGATACTTTTAATCTTGCCAAACACCCGTACCTTTTTTCATATAGTTAAATTTATAATTCAAAATACAAACTTGGTGATTAATCGTGACATCATTTGGAATTTTGAACAAAGTGAGTTTATAAATGAATTATCTGGAAACGAAATAAATCATATTTTGTATATGACTAAGAACAAAGATGTTAGCCAACCGCTCAAAAACCTTAAAAGCCTTGTTATAGATCAGGACTGGACTACTTTTGATAATTTTGACTCTTTGCCCGAAAAAATGATAGAAGAACTTATCTTGGTATTTTCCAAAGAGGGCGATGTCGTTGTAGATCCTATGGGAGGAACTGGCACTGTGGCTGCTGTATCTTTAAAAAATAACAGAAAGGCAATATACAACGACGTTTCGCCTTTACAGGTTGATTTGGCAAAAAAGAGACTTTATGATACAATTGGATATAAAGAAATACTAGACTAGAAAGGTATGCTAATGACAAAAGATGAAGCAGTAGCGCTAATGCTAGAGAGCATTAATGCAGATAATCGTGAGATGGGTAAGCAGGCTGGAATTAATGAATCAGATTTAGAGACACAGATCTCTCAGAGTCAGCCAAGTCTATCTTTTATGATGTCAAACATCTATGACAAGTTGAAGGCGAGTGGTGTAATTGCCTAAGTATTATTACAAGCCAGTTCTTAGTGTTATTGAAGAAATGTATTTAAAGAATGCTGGAACAGACTTCAAACCATCTATCAATATCGAAGAAAGTGTTCGTATTGTAGTTGAAGCAGACTCACAAGAGGCTGCAGACAACTCAAGAATTGGCTACGTAGATATTCGTATGTGGGAACTAGATAAGGTTGAAGACTAAGATCCTTTACGGATGAATTGTGCTATATCGTGTGATGCGTTATGGTACATACCGTGAAATTTTTGCTCAACTTGTTTTGCTATAACAGATCTTAGTTTTTGTTCAATCTGAAATAATAGAATGGCCTGTACCTGCTCTGGCGTTAATTGCTGCTCATCCATTTTTGCAACTACAATCCTGACAGCAGGTTTCTGAAAATATTTTTGCAGCCAAGTTTGGATATTCTGGTCTTCCTAAATCTTCCCAAAATTTTTCTCTGCCCATAGCATCTGTTTCTGGAATTGGTTTTGACTCTAGCGATAAGTTGTCATCCCATGCATTTTCTAAATTTTCTAAAAACCCCATCATCTTGATTCCTCTTTATAGTATCTTTCATATAGTTTGTCTATTTTTGATTGTATGCTATCTAATTCATTTTTATAATTAGATAGAAACATCTGCTTTATATCCTCATGTTCTTTTGCCAAAGGACGAGGAAAGTTGCTTAGATATGTATTTCTTGATCCATAATGTTGATCACAAACATCTAATATTTCTTCCGCAGTAAGTTTTTGCTTAATCGAATATTGAGGATATTTTTTTACTATTGTCTCAACTACCCTTAGTGGGTTTTTTGTAAATTCATGAAATGGTGCAATGAACAATTCTTCGTGCTTAACCAGGTAATCTATATACTCTGTGTATCTTTCAATAAGTTCTTTTGGGTCCCCCGTTCTTTCGTGCTTTCTTCCCATAATCTTATCTTGTCTTGGAAGGTTATTTGCCCATTGGTAATCTCTATATAGTTTTGCAGAAATTATGGAAGGCAGAACGTCTCTAACTGGAATAATATATATAGAATCTTTTTCTCTTTCTTCAAGAGCAGAGACAAGGTGATATTTTTCAGCAACTGCATCAGACTCAGTAGTTAGGCCTATGGCAAATGCAAGGAATGTGTTTCCTGATCTTTCTAGCCCATCTATATGTATTGTCATTTAAAATACAAATATTCTGGGTTATTCTTCGTCTGAATTTGGTAGTGGAGGAACTGAACTGTGACTGTTGGTGCATGTACAGGTGTCGCAGCACAATTTCAACTTTATAGTTTCTTCTGTCATGGATCCATTATAGCACAATTCTGAATATTTTTATAAAACCCAGTACCCCCAAAATCTGAATATTTTGTCCAGATGCATGATACATAAATAAACAAAAAATGATCAAAAAAAATAGTGCGCCCATAACTGGACACACTTTTAGATTTTGTGTTTATTGCCTATTGTGGCTCTGTGCAACCACAAGGCTCTACTGCGTAGTCTTCGTTATCACCATAAAAGATGACTCCTACGCCATTGCAATCAGAACAATCTATAACCTGTACCGAGTTTATCATTTACTTGACCTCCATACTTAGAACATCATAGCCATGAGCAACAAGGCTATCCATGAGGTCATTTATTTGACGCTCATTTATCATGAGTTTATTTATTTCGGAAAGTTCAATTCCGTCTTTTTCAATTGTGTAATTTAGTGTTAGCATTTTTGCTACCTAACCTTTCTTAGTAATCTAATCTTATCTTATCCCGCCGACATTTTGGGGAGGCGTATCGGCGTGTCGCCTGTGAAGTGTATCACTTGTGGATACATTCACTCTCAATCTCGTGACCGAACTCCTCAACGAGTTCCTCATAGATTTCATCCATATAATCTAAATAGTCTGACATATTTTGTCCTTTCTAACTAACTAATACTATCCTAACATAGACCACTGACATTTTTGGGTGTTTTTCGGGTGTGTCGCAAAACTATTTTTGTGATGTCTATCACATGTCCGAAATGTCCGATTTTATACAGCACGGGCGGTTTTCCACAGGCTGTGGATAACTAATGTGATAAGAATCACACTAAAAATGTCCGATTTGTACGCATTTTGGATTTGCTTTTTTGGGGTAAGTGTGTTAGACTTACAGAGTAAGAAAATAAAGAAAGGGGCTAAAATGCTCACTGAAAAAACACTAAATAAAATCGTCTATGAATACCAGCATGGTGGTGTCCAAAATTATCACCCTGAAATCTCACTATCTGAGCGCATGGCGTTGATAAAGTATCTCGCCAAAATGCCCTCTAAGTGTGCGCCTGAGTGTGAGGCAAGTCACACAAACTGATCGGCGTGTCGCCTTGACTTTTACAAGTAAATATGAAATAATAGCACTATAACAAAATGAAAGAAGGTAGCAAAATGTCTGCTAATCTATATAATATCGAAAGCCTGCTAATTGGTAAGGCTTACCGCTCTCGCTCTGTTGAGGGTATCATTCAGGACGCTGAAAAATCAGATGTCTTCTACGCTGACGCTGAGGCGTATCGTGTTCGTATCCGCCCTACTCATGGGCTTCGTGATACTTATCGCATAGTGGCGGTGAGTGTGGCGTAAGTCACATTCCCAATACCCCCAAAATCCCCCAATTTGTCAGACCCCCCTGCTAGACTTACTAAATAACAAAACGAAAGGAAGTCAAAATGACTTACACTATGACACTAGAAACCTTCAATGGTTCTACTAAAAAAATTAGCCTGCCTTCTAAAGGTGCGGTTGCTCAATTCATAACAACTTACCCAAGCCAACTACCTGTCGGCGTAGCGGTAAAAGTATCCTGCGACACTCTCGCAATTCGTGGCACAATTCGTGGCACACTTATCCCAACAAACTCAAACTAAGAATAGGAAAATAATAAATGACTAACACAAATTTCAAAAACTATCCCTTCAATTTCAAGGGCATAAACTTTATTTCAAAAGTAGATACCACTCACCCTATCTACAACGCAATTAGCAAACTAACTGAACAAGAATTCGTGAATATAAATTCAATGGCTCTTTCAGAATATCTTTCAGATGTAGAAATTTCAATTGATAACCTTCAACAAATTCAAGATGAACTAAACAAACTAAACGACGGTGGAACTTATGCGTTTATTGCATTAGGAGAAAATAAGTAATGATGACTAGAAAAGACTATATCAAAACTTCAAACATTCTAAAAGGATTTGCTGATGAAATTCATCCGCAAGTTTTTGAAGATTTAGTTGAAGAATTCGCACAATACTTTCAAGCAGATAACGAAAGATTTGATAAAGCAAAATTCGAAAAGGCTTGCGGAATTGACGAGTTAGGACTAATACCAGCATGAGCAGATTTCTAACAACACTTGTTCAAATTTCTTTGTTGCTTTCTATTTATTGGATAATTAGAATTGCCAAAAAAGAAATTTAGATTTGAAACATGTAAGGTCTGCGGTAGAATTTTTATCGCAGATCTAAAATGTTTTGTGTGCGCTGCTAAACAATAATTGAAATTTCAACAAAAAGCCCCCGTGGGGTTTTCCACAGGTTTATCCACAGGGCGATTTTGTGATATTTATCACTTTACGCAGCGATGTGATTTTTCCCACAAAAATATTTTTTCAAAATGTCCGATTTGTTATGATTTTCGATTTGAAAATGTCAGACCAAAATGATAGGCTGGAAGCCTAGAAAGTAAGAAAGGAGTTTTCAATGAGAAGTTATTCAATTGAAGATTTATTAGTAGGACAATTTTACAGACCTACTTCGTTGGCTCGCCGTTATCAAGGTGGAGAAATAAACTACGCTACTAAGCGTGATGACATTTGGGTAGGAGAGAATTTTCAAGCCTACGCTATTCGCTTCAATGGTCATAAATGGGCGACTATTGCGGTCAGGGTGTCCGACTAAATGTCAGACCCCAATGCTAGGATTAGAAAAGAAAGAAAGGATAACTAAATGAAAACTAATATGTCGCTTAGAGAAATTGAAGATTTAGGTTTCTCACTTCAGGATAATATCTGCGTGTTTTGTTCAGCAACAATGAATAAGGAAATGCGAATTTGCTTCGGTTGCGGAGAATATAAAGGTGTAATAAATATTGTTGAGGCAGTAGGATACTATGGAAAGGAAGTTCTACCACTATGAAAAAAAATGTTCTAATTAGTTTTGTTACTGAGGCTGATACCGATTTACAGGCGGTATTCAACCTAAATAAAATTTTGTTCCAATTGTCTGATAGCGATTTGGTAAAATTTGATGTTTTTGATGTTGTTGAGTGTGACGGAGTAGGAGTAAAGTAAATGGGATTAGATATGTATCTTCATGCTAAGAAGTATGTTGAAAAAATCGACTGGACTAAGTTAGATCGAGATAATGGTCTAGGTATGGATAGTCCAGAAGTGGTAAATCCACTTTGGAATGAAATTGTCGATACCGCTGGAATGTCAGATGTCGCTACCGATATCTATGGCGTTCATGTTGAAGTAACTTGTGCCTATTGGCGTAAGTCTAATCAAATTCATAAATGGTTTGTTGATAATGTTCAAGGCGGTAACGATAACTGCGGTGAATACTATGTTTCTAATGAGAAACTAAATCAACTTAGAGAAACTTGTCGTCAAGCCTTATTTGCTAAAGACCCTTCACTATTGCCACCACAGGCAGGATTTTTCTTTGGCTCATACGATATAGATGAATGGTATTGGCAGGATATCAAGGACACTATCAAGAAAATCGACAGAGTTTTGGCTCTGCCCGATATGTCCAAATTGTCCTTTTACTACACTTCATCGTGGTAAAGGCTTCGGGGGATTTGATTTTGTCAGTCCCCCATGATAGGCTCTAGGTATTGAACGAAAGGAAATGAAAAATGGATAAATTAGAATACGCACTAAGGACTATTGCTAACTGCGACCTATGCTACGGCAAGGGTTATCAAGGTTGGGCTAATGGCGAGGACTTTGATATTGAGGACTGCGAGTGTAATATTTATGGAATTATTTTAGATGATGACGGCTCAGTAATCTATGATAATGGTTTGCTAAGTGAGCCAGAATTATTTTTGACTAGAGAGGCTAACTAAAATGGGAAGTAATTTTGCTAACGAAATGGCTAGTGGCGTGTTAGATGATTTAGGTATTCACTTAGATTTGGAAACTCAGATAGGAATTCACTTGTCGTCTAATCACTATCCGCCAGTGCCTAAATTTATGGTTCCAATTTGTATTGAAGCGATAGATGCCGTCAATGATGCGGGACTTTGGGATTTAGAAATTCCTATGCCTGAAGGAGTGACCTATAAAGGTTTGACTGCTGCGCCAGCATGGGCTATTATTGAACAACACCACTTACAGGCTTGGCTAATTGAAAGAGAGGAAGTCTAATGAAATTTGATGAAATGCTAGGAAAGGTGCTTGAAATATTCCCTGAAGCACTATTCCATGATGATGAAACAGGTGAGGTAGTAATCTCAACAGGCTTCAGACTTGTAAATGACGAATTAGTAGCAATGGAGGAAATCTAAAATGGAATACACTTATTCACTTACCACTTCCTATGACGGAAGCCTTGTAAATACCCTGCGAGTTTCAGACTTACTTGAAGCCGTAAATGCGTGGGATAAATGCGTAGACTTTGGCGATGCTAATGAATACGCAACCTATAATCTTTCAGACCCAACAGGAAAAATGTATACTAAAACTTTTTATCGTAATGGAGAGGTAGTGGTGCGCTAAATGTCTGATACAATAAATAGCATGAAGTTAGTTCCAGCGGATCTACTAAAGCCAGACCAACTAATGGAGGGCGACCTAATAAAAATCGGTGAAGATATTGTAGAAGTAATTGAAATATCTAGCGATGGCGCTGCCGATAATTGGTTTATTGAAACTAAAGATGAGTTTGGTGAAAAAGAAACTTTTACTTTTCACTATACTGAATCTATTCCGCTTTATGTATTTATTGAAACAATGGAATAAATAAAAAGTATTTTGTGTGCTTCCCCGCACAAAATGCCCCCGTGCTGTCCGATTTGTACCAATTGTTCTCATGTGTTTAAGATCACATTAAAAAGCCCCCCGAAATCTCCCCCTGGATTGAAATTGTCAGTCGCTTCTGATAAGATTATTTATCTAAACGAAAGGCAAGAAATGTTATCAACCGCATTAGCAATACAGACCGCAACAAAAGACGCAGTTCATGACGAGGAAGTTATGGGAATGGCGTCTGCTATATTTCACCATAGAAACGAAATGAGCGATGAAGCATTTGCTCAAGCAATGTATATGTATTCTGCTCATCTATCAGCGATGACTGCTACTCTAGTTACTCATGCCTGCTTGACTGAAAGTCAGATAGGCGATATGCTAGAAACTATCAAAGAATTTGACTCACTAGGAAAGGACATAACAAATGGAAACTAATGAAACAGTAGCGCCTGAGCATTATAACCCCAACCAACTCGTAACCTATAAAGTTATTGAGAGTGGTACTGCAAAATATCCAACTGTAAAGGTTGTAGATCTTGAATGGGATTTACATCAGAATCGTTCGAATGTTGCAAACCTATCTCAATATATTTCTAAAGTAAATCAGTTAGAGAATCAACTTGCTAACTATCTTGAAATGGATTCAGAAGAAATTGTTTCAGATATTTGTAGCATCTTTGGATTCAATCCAACTAAGGAAATTGAATTTGAAGCAACTGCAACAATTACTGGTCGTGTATTAGTTGCACTATCAGACCTTGCAAACTTTGATATTGATGACATTGATTTGACTGTTTATGCAGATTCACACTCACATGATGTTGAAGTTGATGTGGAGGTTGACCACATTAGTCGCATAGACTAAAAAAAAGACCTGAGCAAGTCTATAAACTGCTCCTGCCCACGGGCGGTGTGATCTTTATCACATTTGAGATTTTGACATTTTTTTGTGTTTATGATAAGATTATTTTATGAAGAAAACACCAGAGGAATTACGCAGGCTTATGGAATTACGCCGTAGCAATGCTGCCTCTGCCGTACCCTCAAAAAAGAAATACAATAGAAAGAAAAGTCAGTCCTCGCTGATACAATTGAGGAAAGAAAGGGCCCCCCATGACTAAACTAAAACGCTCTAATGATAGGAAAGTGGCTAATGCTGTATCAAAAAACGGAAAGACCCCAACAATTGCCAACACTTTTGGATTGCCTAGTGGTAAGGCTTACTCATGTCCTGGTGAAACCTCTGTATGCAGCAAAGTATGCTACGCAGGAAAACTCGAAAAGATCTACAAAGGTGTAAGAGATAATCTATTACACAATTGGAATTTACTAAAAGACGCTAACTATGAAGAGATGTATGACTTACTTTCTGCAATGATAAAAGAGTTTATTGTTGATTGTGAAAAGAAAGACGCTCCTAAACTATTCCGCATTCACTGGGACGGAGATTTCTTCAATGATGAATACGCAAGGGCCTGGAAGCATGTCATTCTAAATAATCCTGATGTTCAATTCTGGGTATACACTAGAGTGAAATCTGCTGCCCTAATTCTCAAGGGTATGGATAATTTGTCTCTATACTACTCTGCAGATAGCGAAAATGTCAAAACTGCTGTAGACCTAAAACTAAATCATGGTGTACGCATGGCATACCTTGCACAAAACTTTGCAACTGGTAAAGCAGATGTAAAAGAAATGATTGGAAGACCTGCTGCTAAGTGTCCTGAAAATGCAAAACAAATTCCACTAATCTCAACTAAGGGCTCGGCTTGCGTTTCTTGCTCACTTTGTGTATACTCTAAGAGCGACATAATTTTCTCTGCGAGTAAGAAATGAGATAAATGGATACCAAACAAGTTATTTTATTATTGATGTTTTTATTTATTTTCTTTTTATATCAGTGAAAGGGCGGCACGTCCGCAAAATCTTTGGTTTGTCAAGTCATTATAATGTGATTATAAACACTTTATAAATCCCCCCGCAGATCCCCGCTGAATTGTATTTTTGACATTTTTCTGCTAGACTTATACTATAAGAAATAACCCCACAACGAAAGGAAACACAATGACCCTCGGAGGATACACTTATCAGATTGGTGACCTATTCACCACCAGCAAGACAGGCGTTACAGGTCGTATCGCAAGTTTCGCACCAATGTCTAACAGTGTTACTAGAGTTAGTCTTGTCTTGGCAAATGGCTCTCGCCGTTTGGCTATGGTAAAGACCAGCAAGTAATCTCAAAATGTGAGAAATGTCAGACCTAGATTTGACATTTTTCTACAATAATGTCATAATTATACAATAAGCAATAACCCCTAACAGAAAGGCAACACAATGTCAGTAGCAACAGCAACATACAAGGTAGGCGACACCTACACCACACAGAAGTCAAAGGTCACAGGAGTAATCACAGAGATTACACCACAAGCCAATGGTAATGTTCGTGTGAAACTTGATGTCAATGGTAAGTCACGCTATACCACTTGGACAGCAAAGTAATTCCTAATACAGGAAAAGTCCTGAGCACGACTACTAAAACTGCTCAACAAGATTGTCAGCGCAAAGTGCTAGACTAAATACCCCACAAACGAAAGGACAGACCCAATGGCAAGAGGACAAAAAGCCATTAGTGTAAAGATTGCTACAACCAAAGTAATCAAGGCACTAGAAACTAAGTTAGACCAAATCAAGAAAGATAAGGCTAACCAAAAAACTAACGAGGAGAAGTATCAGAAGGCTTACGAAAAGTGGCTAAAAGATGTTGCTAAACTTTCTCTCGCTCAAATCTCAAAGGCAGAAAACCTACGAGCAAGTGTTCGCTATAATGGCAACATAAATGTAGATTTTGATTTGCCTAAGTCTGCGGTAGCAGATTTCCCTGCTGAACCTGAAAAGGATTTTGAGACTTTTCACGATTGGCAATACAAGGAAATGGTAGAAGAAATTGAGAACGCAATTCGTATTCTCAAGATGACAGATGAGGAAGTAGTTTCCACATCTACTTACAACGCTATCGCAAGATACTTGTAATAAAACTTTCCTGAGCAAGAAATAAAACTGCTCACCAATAAAACTAAATAAAATTGGGTGACAGCCTGCGTTCAAGGCAGATCTATCTGCGAAAGTCCCCTGGCACTCCCTAACACCTGAGTATGGAGGAAATCCTTTAGTGTCTAAACTGCTCCACCTCAAAATCCCCCCGTGCCGTTATCCACAGGTTATCCACAGGTGTGAATTTGATCACATTTACGATATGTCCGATTTATCCCTTATCTAACTATCCAGATTTGCATTTGTCAGACTAGACTGCTATACTTGAAATTCAACAAACAATAAGGAGAAAAACTCATGGCACATGACCTAGAAACACAAAACGGCAAGACATCTTTCGCATCTTTCCGTGAACCCGCATGGCATGGATTGGGTACTGTCTTTACAGAAGAAAAAACAACTGCAGAAATGCTAGAGGCTGCAAACCTCAATGGTTGGAATGTTCGTCTTGAAGATATGTCTATTCCATCTCATCTAACAAGCGACAAGCAATACCAATATGTTGTTCGCACTAACCCTACCGATAACACACAAACCGACATTCTTGGTGTCGTTGGTGAGCGTTATCATGTTCTGCAGAATGAAGACCTATTTTCATTCGGTGATAATATTCTTGACGGCGGAGGTCGTTGGGAAACTGCTGGTGCAATCAAGGGTGGTCGTGTTGTATTCGGCTCACTTGCACTAGAGCGTGAAACCGTATTAGACCCTAGCGGTGTTGCAGATAAGGTAAAGACTTATCTTCTCATCAATACCTCACATGACGGCTCAATCGCTATTCAAGCATCAATCACACCTGTTCGTGTTGTATGCGCTAATACTCTCAATCTTGCACTAGGTGGCAAGAAAAAGAAGAATGGCATCAAGCAATCATTCAAGATTCGCCACACACAAACTGCCAATGGTAAAGTGCAGATTGCTCGTGAAACTCTTGGTCTTGCTAATGCATACATGGACGAATTCGACATCATGGCTAAGGCTATGTTCGAGAAGGAAGTCAATGCTCAACAATTCAATGACATCATTCTTGCTGCGTATCCAAAGCCTGATAAAGATGCTAAGGGTTCAATCAAGAAGTGGGAAAACAAGGTTGATGTTATCAATGACATCTATACTGGCGAATTCAATGGTATGATTGCTGGTAATGCTTGGGGTGCTTTCAATGCACTAACCGAACGCCTTGATTGGTATCGTACCGCAAGAGGTGGTTCTAACGAATCAATTCTTGCATCTGCGAGTGGATTTGACCCTGCTATCAATGCAGAAAAAAATCGTTTGCTAAAAGTTGTGCAAAATGTAATGCAGATTGCATAAATAAAAAAATTCCTGAGCAAGAATAAAAACTGCTCACCAATTGGTTCCGTAGATTAGTCTGGTTTAAATCGCTACACTGTCACTGTAGAGATCGTGGGTTCAAATCCCATCGGAATCGCAAAGAAAATCGGGACGTGGGGATTCGGACATTTCGGACATAAAAATATCAATCTTAAATTAAATTACGAAGAACGAAATAAATCCCCAAAAATATCAAAACCAAAAACAATTACGATAGAGTTGACATTTCCCTGATTTTCTGCCATAATTTATACATGACCCAAACATACAAACCATACACCATAGATGAACTGGTGACAGAAATCTATGAGGACAACCTGTCACACTTTGAATTTGAGGAAAACATGGGTGGAGAGCCCTGTGACTGCTATCTACATAACACTATGAATACTATCATGAAATACTGGGGGGAATAATGAACCAACTAATTGAATATATAAAGATACATATCATTAGCCTAGAGCAAGACCTAGAGCAAATCTCTAATGAAATGGAAGCACTTGACCCTGCCTCTAAGGATTATACTGAGTTAGATTTTGAATATAATCATATGAGTGGACAACTTCTTTCTGCCCGCCATATTTTGTCAGTGGCCGACGGTATACTAGAGGTATGATGAACACTACACAACTAGAACCAAGACTGCAGAAACTAATAGACCTAGGGGAATCAGGCACTGACATCCTCCATGGTGAACTCAAAAACCTTATGTATGAGGCTGAAAAGGAATTGATTGAGGCCCAACGCATTGAGGAAGACAATGACTACAGCGACGCCATGGAATCTATGGAGCGAAAGTACTGGGAGGGACAGTTAGACGCTATGTCTCATGTATATGGTTTGACCTATGCCCTGGCCTTTGCAATCTCAGAGCGAAGGAGCAAGCAATCTAATGAGTGATGTAATAATCTTAACAGATAGAGATGAGATTGAGGACCTGATAGGGGATCAGATCTCTGACGAGCAATGGCTAACTATCAAAGAAAAGATTGCTAGAAATAAACATATCTGGCAAGTTATTGATGAGGCCCTCAACGATATCATCTCTGAATGACATTAAGAAGGCTTGATTTATTTTCCCGATTCTGCTAGAATTGGATTACGACCACTAGAAAGGACCCCACATGCCAAACTGGGTATATAACTCGTTAGCAATAGAAGCAATAGAGGCTGACCCTAGTCAGATTACTAAACTAGTTTCTCAAGTCAATCAACCATTTCAACGACAGCATGACCAATGGAACTCTGATACACATCAAATGGAATTGTTAGATGTTGAGTATTCCAATCCTGTCTTTGCATTCTGGAACATTGTCAAACCTACAGACCTAGAGACTTATGCTTTGCAGAAAGACCCAAACCATGATGATTCTATTATAGATTTTCAAGGTAACAACTGGTATGACTGGAATGTGCGTAACTGGGGAACTAAATGGGATGTTGCTGTTCATGATAAGGAACAGTATCCTGAAACTACTATGGAGCATGGTGATAAGTCAGTTATTTATAGTTTCAATACTGCTTGGTCCCCTCCGATTCCTGCGGTGCTTGCCCTATCAGAGCAGTATCCTGATTTAGTCTTTCATCTGTTCTACCAAGAAGAAACAGGGTGGGGTGGAGACATGCAGATTATGGGTGGTGCCACAATCAGAGAGCAACACTATGAATCACAGTGTAGAGATTGTGATGCAACTGACTGCATGGAGTATTGCGATAACGACTGCGGTGAGATTTGTAATGAGTGTAACTATCTAGGTGAGGCTGACCTTGATGCAGTATCAGAATGTGAGATTCACAAGGCATACCTAGACGAGGAACATGTGCCCGAATACCGCAGACTTGACAAAGCCAACGCATAATGAGATAATTGAACAAACGACCCAAGGAGATAATATGGCAAAAATAGATATGGATAAACTAGAACTAATCGGCAGTTTCGGTGTCGACAGTGGACAAGCAATGGTAGGTGACCCCTGCTATCTTGATGAGTGGAAAACTAATCGTGATGAGGAGTGGGACTTGGCAGGCAAGATAGGCCAATACTCCTATCAAGGTGCTAGTGCCACCACTATTGATAGTTCTGCTGGAGTATTAGGCAACGGTAGGTCAGTAGTATTCAACACAGGCTACGGCGACGGCGTCTACCCTGTTTATGCTGAATTCAATGATGACGGCAGAGTTGCTCGTATTGTTATTGAATTTGTTAGTGATGAGGAGTAATTAATGGAAATCATTCTAGTAGTACTATTTGTAATCTGGTGCCTAGGTGCACTATCAGGTGGCCTAACTGGATACACAGGAGAGGTAAAGAAATAATGGGAGCCCGCTGTAATTTCGTTTTTAAACAATCAGAGGACCTAGCAGTTACGTTGTACAGCCACTGGGACGAAGACCATATGCATGAACTCCTGGCAGCAGCCCTGCAGCATGCAATGCCACGCATTCAAATGGGTGACACAGCCTATGCGACTCGTATGGCCATTAGTTACATCATCAAGGATTCCATTCTGGATGAGACAGGTTATGGTATTACAGCCATGGACCCCTCAGACCAGGGATTCTTGGACCATCCAATCACAATTGATTTAACTGATATGACAGTAGGCAGCGGTGAAGACTGGCACAATATCGAGGACTTCATTCACTACCACACAGGTTTAATTGCGAAGGTCTAGGTTGGGTCACCTGGATCTTGGGTGGAGGGGGCAGCGTGGGGTTGCCCTTTCCACCAACTTTTGGTACAATGATAATGGAGGAGGACTATGCGTATCAGACGAATACTAACTGAAGAAGAAAAAGTTGCTAAGAAGATTGGCAATGAGATTGCTGACCTCAGAGTAGACTTAGAACTAGTAGGTCAGTATATGGCACAGTCACAGCCTTATGTGGTGTATAATCGTTTACAGGTAATAGCAGAAGCAGCCAAGGAAACCAAGGAGGGCACCAACTATGCCAGAAACAACTTTTGAGAACAAGGCCCTTATATTGGGACAACTCTGGTTAAACTATAAATCAGATGATGAGTTAGCAGATTTCTTTGAGTACAACGACTTGGGGCTGCCGCTTGCCTTTGCATTTGCCGAGGGGATAATTAATAGTACTCCTACACTAGAGCAGTATATCAACGAGTCCTGGTTCTTATTGCTAGAGGGACTGGGTGTTGAGGATACAGGGTTTGAAGACATCACCGATCTTCTGGAGGAGGAGGCGTAAAATCGCCCGTGCCATACTTTTATCTGTTTGTCAAACCTTCAAACCTTATTACGAAAAGGCATTACGAACCCCTAAACCGTAGCCCCCACTGAAAGATTACGATCCAAACCTTTATATCCCCAAACCTTATACCATGGATATCCTGGTTTGTCAAATAGGTGTATAATTGTATTATGCCAAGACACTTTGCAAACCTTTATAGCCAGAGATCTCATAGGCATGACTCTAAAAGAGATTACGATCAATTCACTGAAGACATGAATACTCTAACAGGTATGTTGTATTCTATTGTTACCCTTAAGGGTTTCTTTCCTTTCTTTAGATCCCCCGCCAAAAACGCAGATCTTGCGGGCGGGCCCGCTCCCTATCCTACCCCGCTCGAAAATGCGGGGGATAAAGAGTAACCAAACTACCCCCTATAGAATAACAAACCTTTTCTCCTGGTTTCCTATATATTTTATAAAGTTTTGTTAAAAAACATTACGATATTGGCAAATTTTCCCCTGGTTTTGGTAGATTTTTATGGGCAATTTCATGCATATAAGACACTTGACAAACCACTATTTTGCATGTATAATGCCCAAACCTTATATCAGGATATGATGGTTTGACAATATCGGGCATATGTGGTACAAAGGTTTGAAGGTTTGGGATATGAAGGTTTTTCGATTTGACATTACGAACGCCATATGGTAAAGGGTTCCCTACTCCACTATCCTCCACAATCCTCCACTTTAACCCTATCTAATAATATCATCAGTAACATTTTTCTGTGGATAAACCTGTGGATAACATACTTGACAAACCATCCAAACCAGATATAATTGATATATGAACAAACCATTCAGTCCTAAACTATACGCCGATAACGATGATGCCAAGATACTTGTAATAGATTATCTAGAGGCTAATGGATTTTCGGCGGGGATCAATTCAGATGACTACGGCATAGACCTATTGGCCAAACACCTTAAAACCAACAAAGACTATGAACTTGAAGTTGAGGTTAAGCATAACTGGAAAGGCCATATGTTCCAATATAAAACCTTACACTTTCCTGGCCGTAAACTTAAATTTGTCAAGGATTCCGACCAAACCGTATTCTTCATTCTAAACCATGAGAGAACCCATGCCTATTGGGTAAAAGGCAGTGTATTGGCCAAATGCCCTATAGTGGTAAAGGACACCATCTATACCAGAAATGAAAGGTTTATAGAGGTGGCCATAGATAACTGCCATCTCCTAGACCTTAGCAAACCCCTATCCCTGATATAGGCACTATAGACGATACTAACCGATAGTGCTCTTATAGAGCATATGAAAGTTTGTTATTCTATTTTCCGCCGAACTTTACATACCGCCGAAATTTGAACCTGTGGATAAACCTGTGGATAACTATGATACAATGGGATTATTATGATTAGAATACTATGCTACAAGTGCGGAGTCGTATTTGAAAAAGATTACGATACCAAGACTTTATGCCCGAACTGCGAAGATAAACTATTCGAGCAACAATCCTCTTTTGAAGAATAATACAGTGCTATAATATTTTTGTATATGGATCAAGAAATGCTAGACAAGATAGCCAAGATCATATCTCCCTATCTTAAGACAAAGCACAAAGAAAAAGAGTCTCACGACTTGGCAAAACGAATATTTGAGGAGTTGAAAGAAAATTATGACAACATTAGAAGTTTTCAATGAATCTCCATACAAACTTGTAAAAAACTATTTTAAGATAAATACAGATTGGGAGACAGCGCTTACTCTTTTGTATAAAAATTCTGACAAATCTCAGCATAGTCCTGGCGTTCTGTGGTTTAAGATTAAAAACCGTAAAATATTTAAAGAAATACCAGACCTAAAAACTTTTTGTGAAAATATAAATAAAGATTCTAACTCAGAGTTTTTTGAAAATTGTTCGTTCAATGACGATTGGTATTCAGGATATTGTGATTGCTCTGGTTTATGGCATCTAGATGGACCTGTTTTATCTTTAGACTATCAAGGCATGCAATCTCACAAAGATGTATTCGATACAGCATATATTCAAATTTTGGGAAATTCTTTTTGGACACTTGGAGGAGAAATAGAGGTAACACTAAACCCAGGAGATCTTCTATATGTATCTAAAAAAATAACTCACGCAGTAAAAGGCGAAGGACCAAGATTTGGTGCGCTAATTGTTGCCCCCAGATATAAGGGCAGTACAAACCTCAAAAACTCCATGTGACACAAAATGACCGCAAGGGCACGGCTCTGTTTTGCATGTGCAATCTTCTGGTTTAGGCAAATACTGTTTGTCGTTAGCAGTTTCAATAACATTGCAAGGCTTATTTGATTGATGTGCAACATATTCACCGCATGGACAAAACCCTATTTTACCCCATTGGCCTGTATGACCACCACCACCAACCTGAACTACCTGACCATCATCACCAACATTGGCACTTCCAGAACATGTTCTAATATCTGTGCTATATTGCTGATTGGGGTGCTTATTTCGTTTCATAATCATAGTCTACCATACAGACCAAATGATGGTATAATTAAATCAACATGGAAAATTTCAACAAAATCTACTTAGAAGAAAATATCTTTTACATAGAAAATTTTATATCAGATACTGACATAGAAGAGGTTCTTGCTAATGTCGGATCTTGGACTCTCAGAAGACAAGATCATCATGAAAAGATATCATTTTCTATATTTGAGTCAGAAGAGGCGATTAATAAATTTAAAAAACTCGTCGAGGATAAAGTTTCTATTGTAACAAACAATAAAGATCAAAAACTAAGAAAGATATCCATGTTGCAAAAATATAGCCCTACCGACTCATCTCCATTGGCTTTAGGGTATCACTACGAAAACCACCCAGAATGTGATTACGAATCTAGATGGATCACCCTTGGTGTTGTACTATACCTAAATGATGGATACGCAGGTGGAGAGTTAATATTTGAACACAAACCTATTGAGTTTGCCCCTAAGAAGGGAACACTAATAGTGTTTCCAGCAAGTGAAGAATATAGTCATGCTGTAAAACAGGTCACAGGCAAGGATCGTATTGTATATTCTGCATTCGTATATGCTAAACAATATTGGGACATATTAAATAGAGCAGGGTTTACTGACTTTTAATAGCATTATCAAGAAACATCTGCAAAGTAACTCTTAGGTTATTACCTAAAACTGGGGTTGTATAGTGCAATTCAAACTTATCGTTGTAGACCAATAGCCCACGCTTAGGGGTTATTATGTTCCACTCTTGAGTCTGTTCATCCTTGTAGTGAAACATACCACCGTTATTAATACTCCACTCTTGGTTAAGATATACTGTTATTGGCTTTCTGCTATCTCCTACTTTGCCATCCTTATGAGGAGGTATATAGGATCCAGGGGTAAATAGGGTTACCTGTGCACCCACAGCATCACCTTTCTTTATAATTCCAAGGTCAATCAACTCATCTGATATTAAATCACACAACAAATCAGGGACTATGTAGAGTATGGCTATGTGACTGTGCTCTCTTACATTTTCAGGCCAAGACATATTCGTAGTGGTTACAACTGGATTGGGGTATCCAAACTTAGATATTTCTGAGGCATTATAGTAACTCATAGCAAAATTGTATAGTTCCTCACACAGGCTATCGCTAAGGCCTTTATCGTATATCTTCACGCCTTATTGTACCATTTTGATCGCTTTATTAATCATGCGTATCAAACCTCGTCTGGTTATCTTTGAGGCATCAAAGGTCTCTGTATAGCCTCCCTGTGGCATATATTCCTTGTCTAGGAAAGAACCATGTTTTTCCCTTAGTGTTCTTAGTACTAGTGTTTCTACGGCTCTTGCCTTATCCCGTTCGGAAAACCACCAATACTTAATCAATACCCAACCCTTAGTCCTATGGCTTGCAAACCTTCTTCCGCTTACATCTGATATACCTATCTTGACAGCCTTATATACAGGGCTATAAAGTATATAAAGTAAAGTCATGTCTTTATTATACCCCGTCGAAAATGACTATTTAAAAAGCACTTCTCTTGTTGAGTCTTTGGTAAACCACATGGGGATAGTATATCTGTCTTCGTTTGTAATATTTATTTGATGAACCATATCAACATTGTGCGATGGAAAAATTACTAAATTCCCTAAACTTGGCTTGATTGACAAATTCATAGTTGGAAAATAAAGTTCTCCACCATCATTTACTGTATTTAAATATAAAATAGAACTATAAGCAAAATGTTGTTGATACCCACTTCCCACATCAGAATGAACCCTTAGCCAATCACCCTTTAAATGTTTAGCCAACCACAAAGAGGTCAGATACTGGGTCTCTTTTTCCTCATATAATTCTTTTATATTTGTTTTTGCTTTTTCAACTATACTTTTGATTAAATCCTCTATGTCTTCAAGCCTTGTTATAAATTTTTCTGGTTTATACGTTTTCATTTCGTCGTCTTGTCCAAACCTTCTTTTATAAAATCTATTTTCAAGATAAACAAAGTTTGGACTTGATCCATCGCTCATCCAAGGTTCGGCATTAATAATATTACGATTTATATAATTAATTATTTTATTTGATTCTTCCGTGTTTATAAAATTTTCAACGATTTTTACTTTTTCTTCTGGATCTTGAAATGCTGTCATTTATCTATTGTATCATAGGGTATAATTAATATATGAATGAACAAAAAATAAAACAAAGCGTTAGGGCTTTAACAGTCCTATTTGGAATATTTATTGCCGTAACCATAATTGCAGCCATATTTGCTTGACATATAGCCATAAACCTGTCATACTAGTAGTATGCAAACATTTCTACCATCTCAAGACTTTACCCAGTCTGCCCAAATACTAGACTCAAAGCGCCTTAACAAACAAATATTAGAGTGCTACCAGATTCTCAATGTTCTATCTGGCAAGTCGCCTACAGGTGGATGGCGTAATCATCCAGCAGTATTGATGTGGCGTGGCTTTGAGCGAGGTCTATGGGCGTATGTGCAGGCTATGATTGTGGAAGCCAAGTATCGTGGTATCAAGACAGAAAACAATGAGACAAACCTGAACAGACTTAAAGACCAGTGTTGGGATGATTGGGGTAGCGATGCTCCAGCATTTTGGTTTGACAACAACAAATTGTCTAGGGTTACTACTACACACAAGGTAAGTTTGTTTAACAAAGATCCTTTGTATTATGCAAGGTTTCAGCCACATGTTAATAGTTTCTTTAACTCCCCTTGCTGTCCTGAGCGTAAGTTGCCGTGTAAGTATTATTGGCCAACACACGAAAAAGTAACCGATAGTGCCCTTGTAGGGAATTGATAAGTTTTTTTTATTTTCCGCCAAAATTTAAAACATGATATAATCTAGATATGGAAAAATCAAGGTGTCATTTTTGCGATAAAGAAGCACAATACTACGATGTTGTGCTAAAAAACGCCGAATACATTGTGGGCGATGTTTGCGTAGATCACCTTTCCGTAGAATTTGTATCCTAGAAACTGGATGGTATAATAAAAAAATGACATATAGTGCTGAAGACTACAAAGAAAGAAATGTAACTAAACTGGTAGAGATTTGGGAGCCAAGAAAAGAATACATTGAAAAAGACCTGTGGGTAATAAGAAACTTTCTTTCAGATGAAGAATTGGTTTGGTTAAATAAAGAAGCAAATAATCCAGTTGGGTGGTACACCACAATGAGATCACCTTATGGGGGTAATACTAAAAACAAATTTTTAGGTTATATACCAGATTACGATCCCGTCAGTGGGGCTATGCTTGTTCCTAAAGACAACTCTAGGTGGGGATACAAAGATCCCGTAGGATATTTTGAGCCTAGATTAGAGGCTGTAATGCCTAAGTATTTTGCTGGTGCTGGTGCACTTCAATCTTTTTTTGAAGTTCCTGAAGAGCAGATTATTGCAGAACTTGGCAGTACTGTTGACTATGCTATGGACTGGCACTGGGAAAGAGACGATAATGACGATGAAGAGCAGCAAAGAACAATTGTAGTAAATTCAAAAACTCAAGGGAAAAGAATATTAAGTGAAGCAAAGATTTCTGCATCTTTGAGCATTTATATAAATGATAACTTTGATGGTGGAGTTCTTGAGTTTAAGAATAAAGATTATGTAATCAATCCAGAGCCAGGCATGCTAGTTAATGTTCCTTTATATAAAGAGTTTGAGCATAGAGTTACAAAAGTTACTAATGGAAATCGACACACTATATATGGAAGATGTTGGGATAGTTTAGAAGGAATCTACAAGTCAACAGATGAAGACTGCTAAATGAATAAAAGAATATTAAAAGATGGATCAGAAGTAGATTCATATGATAAGCCAGTTGATTTAATTATTCATACAAAAGCACCTGGAAAATGGAAATTAATAGATTTAGAAACTGGTCAAGAATATCTTGGATCAGAAATACCGCATGGTACATTTTCAGAAGTTTTAAGAAACAAAGTTTTAAATGGTATCATCGGCTCTTGGTTCAAAACCAAGGGTAGAGATATTTGACAAACCAATCACAGTAAGGTATACTTAAAATATGGAACAATGGGTAAACGACTACGCATCATATGTGCTTGTTTTAAGCGGTGCTGCTGCTATGTTTGTAATTGGCAGAAAGAAAAGATTTGGCTGGCTTTGGTTTATATTTAATGAATTTATGTGGACTGCATATGCTCTAATTACAAAGCAGTATGGGTTTATACTTGGTGCTATCCTGTATGGTGTAGTGGGAGTTAAGTCTTTCATTCATTGGAAAGAAAAAGATAAAACAGAAAGGTTAATGCATTAATTATGATTAGTTTATTTTTTTTAATTCCAGCATTTGTTGCTGGATATATAGTTTGTTACCTAGTTATGACCTGGGGAGTTGATCAAAACTAAGTTTTTAAGAAAGGCTATTTCTAAATTCACAAATATTTTTAAAAACTTCATCATTTGGCCATAATTTTTGTAAATCAGAATAGTCAGTCGGATTTTCTTTTTTTGCAAATCTAAAAAAAATCATTTTTACAAAATCTCCATCATTAAATATTTTGTTGGGTCGCCAGTGTGCAGTTTTATTTGGATTAAAAACTAGGGCAGAGTTGTTTTTAATTTCATAAGTTTCAAAATTTACACCAATATCCCATCTTGTGTTTGAGTCAAATTGATAGTTAACTATTAAGTCGTTATTGTCACCATCATAATGCGGAGGCAGACTTGGTGTTCCATACCTAGAACTATATTCTACATATGTGATAGAGGATAGCGTTAGATCAAGGCCAGAGATATAGTTTGCAAGTTTTGTCAATCTTATAGTGAGTGATTTGTCCGCAAGTTCTAAGTTTTTAACAGGAAATAAATCTGAAATATTATTGATATTAAATTGTATTCTTCCGAGATACTTTGAAACAGAAATATATGAATCTTGATCATCAAATATAAAATTTCCATATTCGTCTTTTGGTGCTTCAAGATCTTTTGTTATATTATTAAATATTGAAATTTCTTTTTCAGAAAGTAAATTATCAATAATTTTTGTATCCATTCTGTAATTATATCATGCAGAATTTGACAAAACTGCTATTTTACGATAAAATTATATTATGAGTAGACATATAACATGCCCAATTTGCAAAAAAGAGTGGGAACTAAGGTGGGGAATTATGGCAAATGAGTCCTTATCCAGACATATGAAGGAGCATAAGTGAAACCACTAGCACACATATACGATGTTGACGGAACTCTTGCGAATGTAGATCCATTTTTACACCATGTTCGTGGTGGCAACAAAGATTACGATGCTTTTCACTATTCTTCCATTGATGCCCTGCCAAATTTTGATGTAATTGAAATGTTAAATAATTCTTATAATGATAAATATTCAGTCATCATTGTTACATCAAGAAAAGAAAAGTATCGTGGAATCACATCTCTATGGTTGCAAAAAAACAATGTAAGAAGCCATGCCCTGTTTATGAGAGCGGACAATGACAACAGACCAGACTATGAAGTTAAAAAAGACATACTAGATAAAATAAATGAACTATGGAACGTAACACATGCAGTTGATGATAACCCACATGTAATAAAACTATGGGAAGAAAATAATATCCCTACCACAAAAATAGGCACATGGGACGGAGATCGTAGTTGACCTCAAGAGTTGGCTATGGTATGATTACTATATGAAAAAAACTAACAACAAAGTATCACAACATAAGGCAAAGCGTTACGCTAAAAATAAAAAGAGGCTTAAAGATAAACCACATCTTTCTAAGTTTGAGCGCCAACAAATTGCAAAAAGGGCAGAAATTTTAGGCGCATCGTTGCAAAGCATGACTAACCATGCTAGATAATATAATCAAACTTATATTTTCTTGGGAAAAACTTAGGCTTGCAGTTTTTGCTGAAGTAGATTGGTATAATTCAATTACCAGAACACTAAACGATCCAGACTCTATGAAAACTGCTTCCGCTTTTTGGTGTGAAGAAGATGGATGGCGTGGCTGGGGCATTAAAGATGATGGCTCATATTATTTTCACGATGTACCAGAAAAACACCTTAGTGATATATTTGATATAATAATAGATAAAGAAACAGTATACTAAAGGAGATGCAGTATGGCATGTGGATGTGGATTTTCAACTGAGTACCCAGCCTGTAACGGAACTCATAAAGTTGTAAAGGCTGTAAAAGATAAAATTATTGCTGACATTGAGGCAATCGATATATCTGATGGAAAGTTAAACGGCTTGGGCATGAAAATGCTTGTGATTGAAGCGGTTAAAAAGGTAAAGGGTGTATGACTTGACTATTTTTTACAACGAATGCGTAAAAAATAAAAATGTTTGGAAAATAGAAAATGTTTTTTCAGATACAGAATTAAAAAACATTTATGAAAAAGTTAATCAAAAAAGAAACGAGTTTGATGAAAATTTTGTTTTTCATGGAGACTCTAGCCTAGAAGATGTAAGCGGAATAGGACCAGATCCAGACCTTGGCAGGTTTAGAATTGGAAGAATAGAAATAACACAAGAAGTTTTTAAAAAAATAAACGATTTATTAAAAGATAAAACAAATAAAAATTTAAAACTAAGCGGTATAAGTTGTGTTGAATACAGCAATGAATACGGGGATCCAAATTTACCACCACACTTCGATTCTTGCGAAACAGATTTAATTATAAACTTTCAATTACAATCTAATACCGAATGGGAGTTAGGATTAAATTTAGAAGTTTATAAACTCGAAGACAATTCAGCATTAATTTTTAATCCTAATGAAATAATTCACTGGAGGCCTTTTAAAAAATTTAAAGATCAAGAGTTTGTCAAGATGATTTTTTTTAGATTTACAGATTACAAAACAGACAATAGTCATTTAATGCTAAGTCAAGACGACGAAATTTTTAGCGAAGTTCTTAAATATAGAATGAGTTTGTGTCATAACTTACAAGACTGTGACTGCTTTTGTGATGATTGCAAAAAGGCACAAAAAAATATTATAGATAAAATTATTGAAGAGTATAGAACTTGTCCAAATATAGTTCAATCAGAAGACAGACTATTTTGTTATACATGGTGGAGACATGACGATTGTGAAAGAATTAGAGAGTTGTTGTATAGGATTACTAAAAATCGTTTATATACCCTGCCAGAAATAAGACCATCAGTTAGTACTGCCATAGAAGAAATGATTAATGATCCAGATACCGCAGAAATATTACGAAGACTTGAAGACAGCGGTATTTGACAAGCAGTACAATACAAACTATAATTAAATAATGGAGCAGTAGCCAAGTTGGTCAAGGCCCCGAACTCATAATTCGGCTATCGTAGGTTCAAGTCCTACCTGCTCTACCATGTCTCCATCGTCTAGTGGCCTAGGACTCTGCCCTTTCACGGCAGCAACACGGATTCGAATTCCGTT